GGCAAAGAATAGTTAAATTTTCTTATGCCTCTAGTTCTAATGTATTGTAACGTATTTTGTATGCCTTCTGCAATAGAAACTTTGGTTTCGTAATTAAAGTATTTTCTAATCTTGTCAGACGAGCAAGTTGCATACTTCACTTCTTTGGGTCTACCCGGCATATATTCATGCTCACCATTGTAACCAGTTGCATTGGCTGTAAAGTTAGCAAGTTCATTAATGGTAACATAATCTTCATCTGGGCCTATGTTGAATATTTCTCCCACAGCAGAATTATCAAAACACACTTTGTCAAATACTTGCAACGTATCATCTATGTATGAGAAGCATCTTTTTTGTTCACCATCACCATATATTATGCAAGGCTTACCTTGTAAGTTTCTGTGTAAGAATATTGATACTACATTTCTAAAAGGATCATCGTACACTTGATTAGGCCCGTAGATATTATGTGGCACAACAATCGTCCAGTCAATACCATTCACATCACACAGACATTTTACTGTGTCCTCAGCGGCCACTTTGGCAATGCCATATGGATCTTCTGGTGCTGGCGTCATATCTTCTGTAAACGGTGGTTCTTGCTGGCCGTATCGCGCCATGGAACTTAGGTATACAAAACGTGTGATCTTGTGCTTAATCGACGCTGATAACACGTTTACGGTAGCATCAAATGTGTTTCTTGTTACAAGCACCGGCGATACAACGCTCAATCCTTCGTATGCTGTGCAGGCCGCATGAATTACCAATTCAAATTTTTCTTTAGCAAACAGTTGATCGAGTGCTGATTGATCACAACAATCTATTCTTAGTGTTTGAACTTCTGTGAGATTGTCGTCATATCCACCAACACCGTTGTCAATACCAATTACTGTGTGGCCTTGATTATGATATCTCTTAGCAAGATGCGAACCTACAAAACCTAATGATCCTGTAACTAATATCTTCATTCATATACCCCAATTGATCCAACTTTGTGTTTTGGGGGTCCTAATATTTCTTCGACCGCTTTTTGTACGCCTGTGTTTCTATGGAAAAAATCGTGGAACACAATTTTACCTTCTGACAATATATGCACATTCTTTGTTAACAATTTCATCCATTCATACGTATGATTTGCATCAATAAAAATTAGATCGTAAAATTCAGGCAAAGGCTTTTGGTTCAATTCCATAACATAATTGATTGCATCAGCAGTGACATAATTTATATTGATATCTACTTTTATATTTTGTTTTGTTTGTAAAATGTTTTCTTCGAACACATCCAAAGTTGTGATTGACCCTTTATTGCCTGCGTCGTATTTTGCTTGAGCCATTATACTTGTAGACAGGCCGTGGTAACAACCAAGTTCTAGTATAGTGGACGATTGATATGCACACTCATACAAATAATGTGCTTCTATAGGTTGCAACCAACCTTTTATATCTGATTTGATTACACCATTTTCTGTTGGCAAGTGTAATAGGCTGTCATGATATTCATTTAACATAGATACAGTCTCTAGTAACTTTCACTGCTCTTTGATATCCAAGTTCAACTAACAAGTCGTGACTGTCGTTTTTGGTGTAACCATATGCTTCTGAATTAAGCACACATCTTTCTATTATTATGACAGGCGAACAACGTTCTAGTGTTTTCCTTGCTCCGTTAAGTACAGGGATTTCAAGTCCCTCTACATCTATCTTTAACACATCAATTACATCATAGTTGTGTTCGTCCATTGTTTTTAAAACAATATCGCCTTCTTCGCCAGGCCATACTCTTGTAGAGCCTAGATGTTCGTCTATTGCAACTGCAAGTTTACCTTTGCCTGGTTTGTCTGCAAGTCCATATTCATTAAGAGTAATGTTTGTTTTGTTTTTTGTGTTTATTTTAAAACATTCTATATTGTAATCAGCAGGCTCAAACGCAGTGACTTGATCAAAAATATCAGCATAATAATTTGCCCATCTTCCAACGTTCCCGCCAACGTCTATCATGTGTGTTCTTCCGTTTGTACGTTTCAATACTTCTTCATGTATTTTGTTGTCGTGCTCTTTTACATTGCCGCCAACATGATGTACCGGGTCGTCTCCGTCCGGAATATAATAACCGTCCTCTAGAAGTTTCATCTCAATTTTGTTTCCATTACGTTTACTTTTGGCTCCCAGCCTAAAGATCGTAATCTACTTGATGGTAAAACATTAGATTCTAATTCAAAATCTTCGCCATCTGTTACTGGCACATCAAATCCATTTTTTGCCACAAGTTGATCGACCTTAAATGCAATACCGCATCCACATTCAAAAACACCCTGTTCATCCGGATTATCGATTATGGTTTGTATGGCACTTACAACATCGGCAACATTAATAAAATCGCGAGTATGTGTTGTTGCATATTTTACTATGCCCAATTTGATTTTTGATATCAACATTGTATCTCTTGCACCATCTCCCCATACAGTCGAAAAACGTAATCCTACTGAATTTTTCGGAGCCATAAATTCATCAACATATTTTGAGAGTGCATATGGATTTCGATGCCATTCTAGACAAGCAGAAGAAGAAGCATATATCACTCTAATATTATTGTCTTGGCATTGTTCAAAAACTGTTCTGCATTTGACAACATTTTCATCCCAATATAAATCAGGATTTGTAAAACTTTCTCTAATGTCTGCCTTGGCCGCTAAGTGAATACACAAATCTGATTTAGGGTCTATTGTAAAATTCACTATGTCTTTGTTGATTAACAAATCCCAACAGTCCACCGTATGTCCATTTGCTTCTAAATGATTACGCAGATGTGTACCAATAAAACCATGTGAACCTGTAAGTGTGATGTGCATACGTCTATATATAGAAGTTTCTGTTAGATGTTAAGGATTCTTGATTGTTTACTTTTACTGCTCTTGGTGTAACAACTTGAATTTCACAATACAAATCTTTGACAAACATGTCAGCGGCCGTTAATCCTTCTTCATATGCTCCACGTATCAAACGTTTTGCAGTTTCAGGTTTGACCACATATCCATATGTGCCTTGCAGTTGTTGTTGTCCTTTGCGATAGTGTTCTAATTTTTCAACAGCAGGTGTTTTGCCTAAATCAGGATCTGGTTCCACAAATCTGTGTTTGTCTAAATGCAATAATTTATCAAAAGGAGTTTTGTATGAGTCTGAAACCACAATAGAATCATGTTCTAGAATCACGACTGTTTCATCCAGTGCAACACATTTTTTCCACATTTCTAAATGTGAAATCATACATCCACGCACTCCGCCTTTCTTCCATTTGATGTCATACAGTTTTGGTCCTGGAGAATATGGCCTAAGATTTTCGCGTTGAATATATTCATCTGCACGTGATGGTGTATAACCTTCAAACATTTCAGCATCCAGTCCGTGTGCTTTGGCACTTATCATGGCTTCGATAGCAGGTTGGTGTGTGCTTTCTACTTCTTTAAGAAATAATACAAATGCTTTCATGCTATTTTTCCTGCCGCCTGTAAAAATTCATTACGGGAAAAAAATTGTATGTTTCGACCCCATTCTTTACACGCCAACAATTCATGGTTCCATACATTTTCCCATTTGGCCAAATCAGCACGTTCAAATGCATGTATTTGTCCAAACACTATTATAGTATCATTTGAAATTTTGTCATCTAATGCATTCAAAATTTGTTTAGCTGATCTATAGTAATTTGAATCTATATGTAAAAAACTTATTGGTTTGTTGTGTTGTGCCTTAAACTGTGGCAATGTATCTTCAAACAAACCACTCCAAAATATTTGTGTGTCATCTGATTCAGGTATTGTCTTTGCGGCAAGATGCGGTCCGGTTTTTTCTGGTTCTACTAGTCTTGCTAGTTGTAGTGGCCATGGCAGTCCGGTCCATGAATCAAATCCATGCACTAATTCTGCATATTCTTTGATCACGTTAAACGTTTTTCTATCTCTAACTCCAAACTCTAAAAATAAATTTTTTGTTGTTACTTGTTCTAGTGTATATCTTAAATGTTGCACAACATCTTTGTTGGGGAAAATTTTTATATTGTTTATGCTGTGATCTGCAAACCAAGTGTCTGCATCATTTTTTGATAATGGACCCATGTACTCTTACCCTTATATGGCCGTTGTAGTAATCATCTGATTCAAGTACGCCTCTAGCAAACTGCTCTTTGGCCTCTAAATAATTGCACTCACCTTTTGACCTGCAAAAATATAATATTTCTCTTTTGAATTTTTCTTTGCCTAGTTTGTTTACATCTTCTGTTAGCAAATCACTTGATCCATAATAATCTTGCCAGTCACTTTCTACTGTGTGTCTGCGTTTATTTTTCCTGCCTTTGAGAGGCGGTCTTGATCTTTTAAATTTTGCCAGTTTTTTTCCCACATACATTCTACCTGTTTTGGTGTTTGTAATAAGATATACAAATCCCACACATTCTTCTGGTAATGTTTCCAGAGACTTGCCTTGATATGTCCAATTGACTTTTGTCATGCTTTATTTTAGTATATACTATATGCATGATGCCACACAACCAGTAATCGATAGTATTCTCCAGTGGATGGAAAAGTTCGTAGAAGTACCACATCCATCATTTGGCAACATGCCTCCATGTCCTTATGCAAGGCAATACAGGGTGCAAGACAAGATAAAAATTGTAC